AAGAAACCACGAGTGGAACCTCTAACAAAAATCAAACCAGGAAATCATCCTGCAGTATTTCAGAAAGCATCGGAGCTCAAAAAGAATTGAAATCAGAGTATTTTCCATTCAAGCTGGACCAAATTAGATTCAATCCAGATGATATCATTGCAGCTAAAGAGTCAGTCAAGTTCTTTGTTCTTACTGGAGTTAGAATAATGAAATATTTCGATGCAAACGATGGTCAGTTCCATTGCCCAAACTGTCCTGTGCAGACTGGCTCCTGGAGTGTTTTCATTGATCACTTGCGGAAAGATGAGATGACAATTGATGAGTACAGTGGAAACTTGAAGCTAAAATCAAAAGAGGTTCAGAAATGACACTAGCTCAAATTGTTGAACATCTTGCAGTAGCACATAAGATTGCTAGCGAGATGCATGAAGAAACTCTTGCAATTCAAATTAATGGATTGATTCTAGAATTGTATCCACGAGTTGTAGAGGAAGCTAGGACTGCAATTATAAAAATCACTCCAGAAGATGCACAAAGAATAACACAAGATCCTGCAGCTGATCTAAAAACTCCTCCAAAGACAGAAGTAGACTTTCCAGAAAGACATGATGATGAGTCAGGAGAGAATCCCTTTGGCTAGCTATCCAGGCTATCAGCATTGGAATTGCAAGTGCGGAGCTACGAATAGATCTGATAGAACACACTGCATTGGTTGCGGAGGTTCTAGACGATGAGAAAATGTATTGTCTGTAAAAAAAACTCTGAAACAAGTCATGGATGGCATTTATGCGAAGGAAATCTAAACTTTTGTAGCAATAAATGTGTAGCAAGATTCCTAGAACGCTTTGCTACTCGTCAGCTTGCATTGGAGAAACGCATCAAAAAATTGGAAAGGAGACATCTGAAGAAATGAGTAAAATCGTGTATGTATTGACTAGATATGAGGAGAATGAAATTGTTGGCGTTGTAGACAGTGAAGAAAAAGCAAAGGCATGGCTTGATTCAGATATATCTAATAGAGATTTTACTGAATTTGTATTAAATAAAATTCCTTGTGAAGAATGTAAAGGGGATTGGAAGTTTGAGGAGAATGAGAAAAAGAAATGAGCATCCAACAGAATGATCGTTGTGTAGTTTGTAATGACAGTTTACCTGACAGATACAAGGGAAGAGAAAGACTCTACTGCTCTGATTTTTGCAAGTCAGTAGCACTAGGAAAAGTTCAATATGAAGAAGTTATTACAATCAAAGTGAGGCATTATGGAATTTCTAGATAGCTTCGAATATCCTTTTTATCACCAAGAAGAGACAATCATTCCCCCTAAAGACGAAGTTTGGCAATTATTTATCAGAATACGAGAGAGAATTAATAAACTCCAAGAAATCATACAAACACAACAAAAAGAGCTTGAATTATTAAAAGAATTAAAAATGCAACGTGTACACAAAGTTGCAATCGTAGAGTTTCCAATTGAAACCATGCTTGAAAAAATGATAGAAGTAAAGGAAAAATATGAAAAGAAACCTGTTCCTAATTTTGATGCTGAGGTAGAAGATTGATGACAGATCTCTCAGGTCCTCTGCATCAATGTCCTATTCAGGGTTGCGAACAAAAATTTTATACACTCCAAGACCTAGAAAGACATCGTGTGTTGTCTCATGTTTTCAGAATCAAGGCAACTCCTGACATTCCAGGGAGGGAATTCTGATGATTGAAGTCAGGACTTCCAAAGGAACCAGGCTTTATGATGCTGACACTGTAGCGAAATTACTCACTCAAATCGAAGATGCAACTGGAATAGATGTTTCAAAATGCGAGCTATACAAAATCAAAGCAGATGGCTCTGAACAAGTCCTGCCAACAACCAAACTTTCAAATGCAGATTGCCTAGTTCTACGAGAGCCGGAGATTCCTCCAGAGAAAAAGAAATGAAAGGTTATTGTAAGATTTGCAACAAAGAATTACCAGTAAATCGCATAGAATTAGTATCTAGGCACGGTAAATGTCTAGAAATACTATGTGGCGAGGGATCGAAGCCCACGACTAGAACAATAATGAAAACATCAGATGAGGTAAAGAAATGTTGAACAAATGTTCTTGTGGCAAGTGGTATTATGGAAATGATGTTTTATGTGCAGAATGTCGAAAGGAAATTAACGCACAGATAGACTTAGCTAGAAAGATTGATGGAAATTGACAGAATACAAAGACATCTGTCCTACATGTGGTTGTGACCTATCATACTTTAAAGGGTTCACAAGCAGGCAACACAAGGATCAGTGTGCTCGGATCAGTAAGAAATGAATAGTAATTCTGAACAAACACTCCATGAGATTCTAAAGGAGTTGAGAAAGATTAATCAGACATTAGAATCCATGAAACAACAAGAATATGATTATTGGGAAACATGGAAAAAAGCAAAATCATCATTACAGGAGAAATGTAAATGAATTGTCCTAGAAGAATAAACGAGATTGGTCCTTGGATATATGAAGAAAATGACAGTGACTATTGGGATAATGAACAGTGTTGTTCATTTTGTGGAAGTGTAAAACCATCTAGAGTGATTGAATTATTAAAAGAAGGTTGTAGTATTACTAAAACTGATAAAAATTATAAACTCTACATTGAAGGAAAGCAAGTTCCAAGAGGTAAGGGAATGGCTAAAGTATATCTTCAGCATTTCTCACAAGAAGACACAAAACAACTAAATGAATTATTAGGTTTGAGGTCTTGACAGTTTGATCAAACATCAAACTCATTGCAATGATTGTGGTTGTACTTTCTTTTTAGAAGATGCAGCTTGGTGTATTCATAAACAAACTATCGGCACAGGAACAAAAGAATGTCCTCAATGTCACAGTTGCATCTGTCATGGAGAAACCCAGGATCAAATTCAACAAAGGTTTGCTAACAATATACAAAACGGTAAATTCATTCCATGTAAAGAGAATCAAATGGGATGGGGATACATGTGCAAGACAGTCAAGGAAGTTGAAGTATCATAGGCTCAGTATCCCGGTCCTGCAGAACTAACATGTGTAAAGAGTGTACGATGTTTAGCTGCACTCATTCTTGTCATAGAAGATCAGCTAGATATGGAAGCTCAGGATGAAGTTGAAAGACTCCGAAGTTGCTTGTCCCGGCAGCTCTCATATTATAGACGGCAAGGTGATTCCAAAACACACGCTAAAAATTTTTTCAGAGGAAACTGGCAATCTCCTCTGCATGGAAATCAACTGTCCCTTCATGTACAAGGACGCACAAAAACTAGACTACTGGGTTCCAGACTATGACATCTTACATGCAAAGTTTGCAGAATGACTCCAATCTTTCAATTAGAAACTAACTTTCCAGGAAGAGAACACTTGGTCAAAAGACTCCTTCGTCACATCTACATCAACAAGTTTCCTGACAAATCCAAGTCTGACATGAAGCTTCCAGTCAAGGACCTGGATTTCTTCTTAAATCTTATCAAAGAACACAAGCTAGGAACCAAACTCATTGAGGCTTGGGTTAATTTCATGATGCCATCTACAGATCACCTGGCAGGACACATACATCCCTATGCTACTGGAGTCTACTATTTACTTTCGCCAAAAAATTCAGGCAACCTAAAATTCCCTGACATGAATCTGGAGATAGAGCCAAGAGAGAATCTTTTCCTAGTAGTTCCAAAAGCAGTCACTCATTCCATCACAGAAAACAAGAGTAATGGTTTAAGAATCTCCTTGGCATTCTTCTTTGAGTAGTTCTCTCCAAAGACCAAGGCAAAGCTATATGCCATCATAGGAGTCATTGTCATGCATATCCTCTATTATGGAGTAATCAGACCTTTTCTTCCATAGTTTCCTGCTAAGAGTAGCTACCATTTGGTCCAACACGAGTATCTCTTAGCAGGTTGCAATTGCTCGCCTGGACTGAGTATACTCATTCCAGGCACGAATCTATAAAAGACTGCTATACTTCTAGAAACACATGAGAGAACTCACCAAAAACACACTCCTGGTTATTGCAGCTGTCCTAATCATTACAGTTGTCATATCCATCAATGATGCAGATGCCTCGCACAAGAAAAAACCAACTCAATCAGCTCCTGCACTTCAATCTACAGTAGACCTATCCAATTATGTAGACAAGACTACCTACACAAATGATATCACAAAACTTCAGGACCAAATCACTCAATTACAGACGCAGGTTGGAGATTTACAAAGTAAGCTAGGCAAAGCAAAGGATGCTCCTGAGAACAGAGACAAGTAGTTCTTAGGATCAACTATTTTTTACATAGAATCTGTTATATGACGTACTAAATTTTACACCTTTTAGCTAACTGGAGCTATCTATCGAAGTATTTATTTGATTGCAAATCATCATAGATCTGAAGGAGATTGAGTTGGGTAGAGGACTAATTCGGGCAGAGAGAATTTATGAATTTTCAGATCGATTGGCAGAAGGACTATCGGCAAAGGAAGTCCAGGCAGTTATGAAAATCTCATCTGCTACTTACACTAGATACATGGATAAAATGGAACACATGGTCCAGAATTGGGTTCTGATGATGACTGATCATGGACTCTTACTCAATTTCAAAAAACACTATGATGCTATTCAAGCTTCTACAAAAGAGTGGGAGGATTTGTGGAAGGAAGCTAAAGACAGCAAGAATATTTGGGCAAAGATGCATGTGTTACGTGAAATGAACAACCATCACAAACTATGCATCGAACTAGAAGATGATGCAAAAATTGTGAAAGAGTTCAAAGAAATATTTGAAAAACTACAGACAGGACAAATCAAAATTACCAAGCCTTCTACTAATACCACATGACACCATTTCACAAGAATCTTCCAAAAATAACAGAGCCATATCAACAAAAAAAATCAATTGAATTCCCAAAAACTATTTTGATTTTTGTAGCAACCATCATAAAAATCATCGAAGGTCATACAACACAGAAGCTTCTCCCTATGTGGGTAGAGATCTTTGAATCTCCATTCAAACGAAAGATGGTCCTTGCAGCTAGACAGACTGGCAAGACTACATATATTGGCATAAAATTATTGTTCAAATCATTATTCGCAGGAGGAAAGACTAGTAATTATGTTACCTATGATGAGACGAATCTTTCACACTTTTCTAATGAAAAATTTAGACGTGGATTGATTGGTTATAATCCAATTGTTAAAACTCAAATTACTAAAAATGATAGAGGTGAAGTTGCATTTGAAAATGGTTCTACAATAAATCTAGTGACAGATGAAGGTGAGTACAAGCATGTTGAGGGAACATCTGCAGAGTATAATGCATTCGATGAGATACAATATCAGGATCTACAATTTTTAGTGGTTGCATTTGAAACTCAGTCTTGGACGCAAGGTGAAATGGATTTTCTTGGTAGGGGAGGAGAAGCCGGCTCAGAGTATGAAAGAATGTGGAACTCTACTGATCAAGCAGAGTGGGAATTTGATAACAAAACTTGGAGAGATAATTTACAATTTGGTCCTGAAGGTCTTATTATTGGAGATTATCTTGATGAGGTTCTCAAAGGAAAGTGGGTAAGAAAGAAACCGCAGAATGCACAGTTCCCTGGATTTCATTTGCCTCAAACAATCTTTCCACACATTCCTCTTACAATTGAAGACGCTATAATGAAATACAAAACTGCTCCAGAATTTTCTTTAGAATGGAAACGCAAGAATTATCCTAAATTCATGTTCCAGGCTCACGTCCTAGCAGAGTTCTATAAAGCTGTGCGAAGACCAATCACAGAAGAGATGGTGAGAGCTTGCATGGACAATTACAGAGCATATAGTTTTGCATTCTTTAGTCCTGAATTTATCAGAGATATCAAGGCTCACTATGGCAAAAAAGCTGTTGTCTTGATGGGAGTAGATTGGGGAAGTGGCACATCTGGAAACTCTTCTACAGTAATTGTAATTTTATTGAAAATCAGGACAGGTCATACTGATGACACAGCTAGATATTTCCTAGTATACTTGCATAAAGTGGACAGAGGAGAACCAGGAGAACCGGAACAGGGAATAGATGAAGCTCACTTTGTTGTCAAAAAATTCCAAGAATACTATTGCGATTATGGAGTTGCAGATCTTGGCTATGGAGAGATACAAGTAAAGGCAATCCAGGATGGAGGAATCAATCCAAGAACAGGAGAAAAATTCCAGGGTTTGAAGATCTACAAGTTCATGGGATGCAGAACAATTCAGGATATTGTCTCACCTGAGCAAGATAGACTAGGTAAAACAGATGAAGAAGTTGATGAAGTGACAAGATTACAAATAGATAAGACACATGCAATTGATAATTTTGTAAATTTTATTGAATGGCATGTCTCCAATCCTGCAGCTCCAACTGTAGAATATTTCAGAAGACCAAAGCTTGCAATTCCTTATGGGAATGATCTAGATGTTGAATGGCTCATCAAAGACTGGACTAGTATTACAAGAAAGGATTTGGAAAAGATAATTGATGTTGCAAAAGAAGATCCTAGGCAGATGCCAAAAAAAGAGTACAATCATCCTCCAGACTCTGCTATGGGAGTCATCTATGCAATGGTAGCTGACACTAACTTTAAACCAGGAGGAGCAGATTTTGGAGGAGCATTCAGGAGTACGAGAAAACGATGAGCTTTGATATTTTTATTATCATTCCCTTTCCTAAACTTAAAGAGTGCATCTGCAAGTGTCATAAGACTGGATGGGCTAGGCTTTGGTGTGCAGACTGCATCAAAAATAACTGTGAAAAGATGCTAGCTTTGATCAAACACAGGCAGGTCCTTTAACATGAGATGTGCTAATTACAACGGTTCAGCTGCTTTAGCTCTTGGAGTCCTAAAGTATGGGAAGCCTGTCAAGTGTCCTACTCCTGGAGGCAAAACTACCAAGCATCCAAAATCAAAATGCTGGATACACTGGCAGCTATGCGGAGACTGTGCAAACCTACTTCATCCAGAAGACTACGTTCAGATGAGAGGCTCAGCTCATTCTTCTGGAGGAATGACGCAAAAGAACAATTCTTTAAAAGCTGTATCACCATTACTAGCATAGCATTCCAGGAGACTTTCATTTAGTTAGATCTTCTAAATGTTCGCTGTTTCCTGGAATGTGATCGTTACGTGCTAACATAATGTCAGTT